GACTCTCCGGTTTTCCTTGCGTGGCGCCTTACCGGTTGGCTCGACTAGAAAATTTGTTCGCGCGATTGTAAGTCGCACTCACTTATCTAGCATCGCCACTCTTAGACGCGCCTGGCGCGAATGTATGGCTAAGCCCGAGCGCGTTTCCCCGCCCAGACGCCCTCGCTTTCAGTCGCTCGTCTCAAAGTAATCCCGTAGTCCAGAACGCCTGACCGGGAAAACCCCTCAACTTATGCCGCAAGGGTTGACCTGCCCACGAACGAGGGCGGTCTATGCCAGTCCCCACGCGTGGGGACCGGAGGCTAACGCTGGTAGCGACATCTGGGCGGTCCAGGGCTTTCCACACCATGCGGCGGATGGGTTTATTACCGTCGGGACCGGCCCCGGCCCCCCGGGGTCACCTGTCCATGGCGGGGGGTCCGCCGCCGGCCGCGTTGGGTCCTCCCCGCCTACGTGCTCAATCAACTTAAAAATCACATATGTAAAACGTTACGAAAAATTACCGACCCCACTTACGAAAGGCACGTTAACTTCACGCTTGTATCGCTATTACATTTATGCGATGACAATCCAGGCAAAGGAGGCTCCAATGGCCCGTCACCCCTCGCACGACGAAAAGTCCAACGATAAGTCCAACGATAAGCCCGAGCATGTGTCAGGCGCCGCCGCGTCCGCCGCGCCGCCCGTGGCCGCGCCCCACGCCGAGGAGACCGCAGATGTGAAGCCTCGCCCGACGGCGGCTTCGCCCACCTCGGAGAAGCTCGCGTCGATCACCACGACCCACGCCGCCGCCCTGACCGCCGACGAACTGACCGTGATGCACGCGGCCGAGGTCGAGTTGAAGGCGTACGAGGCATCGCTCGTGGTCATCCCCCCGGTCGAACCCGCCGCCCCGGTCAATCGCGACGTGCCCTACGCCGAGCAACTGGCCGGCGAGCTGCGCTGCACCATGGGCAACTGGGAAGGCGAGCCCGACCAGTATGAGTATGCCTGGCACCGCGACGGGACGTTCGTCACCAGCGGCACCGGCTCCTCCTACGCGGTGATGACCGAGGACGTCGGCACCACGTTCACCTGCGTGGTGACCGCCACCAACGCCCAGGGGGCCACCGTCGCCCCGCCCAGCAATGGGGTGGTCGTAGCGGCACCTTAAAGCCGACCGGCCTCCTTCGCCCCAGCCAGCCCGCTACGCCGGGCTGTTCCTGGTGCGGCGGCGGACGGGGACGCGGGGTTCGTGTCGACCGCCGTAGACCCTCCTGGAGCCTTCGCACGGGCATGGTCGATATTTCAGCTGGCGCGCCCTACTGGCTGAAGGTGGTGGCCGCCATGATCCCGCTCGGGCTGGCCGGCCTGACCACCATCGCGTGGCAGAACTCGCACACGCTGTCCCTGCTGGCGGTGTCGATTGGTACCGTGCGCGATGACCTGGAGCGCACCCGCGCGGGACTCGAACCGGGCGCCACCCTGAGATTGCGCCTCGACAAGAACGAGGATGAGCTACGTCATCTTCGTGAGCTGGTCGAGCAGCGCTTGACATGTAAATGAAGCATATCGTATATGTCAGCCGTTGTTTTACTCTTCTACTCTGAGTTCTACGGTTAACTTACCCGGAGGCCCGTCTCCATCCACCCCCTACCTGCCTCCGGGGATCTTTTCATTCTTCAGGCAATCGCTACCGCACGAGCATGCGAGTCGCGTCCTCTTCGATCATGAGCGCCGCGCGCCGCAGGTCGTCGGCGACGCGCGCGTGATCTTCCGGCGCATCCGCCACATCGTTGACGGTGACACTCATGACCCAGTCGCCGCCGGCCACGAAATGACGTATCGTGACCGTGTACTCCACTGGTTTGGCGCGCAGGCGATGGATGATGAACGCTGCCGCACGAGCATGCGAGTGATCGTCGTTCATGTCCATCCTCCACTGGAGATCCGTTTCGTTTGCACCACCCTCGGCATCATCGACCGCATGGCGCGCCCGGTCAGATCCGCCTGCACCGACAGGCAGCCGTACTGCAGCGCGTCGGCGACGTCCGAGTAGGGATGGTTGTTCTTCTCCGGCTTCTCGTCGAGGTGCCCGTCGCGCCGCCTCTTGTAATGGTATTGCGAGGCCATCGCGCGGATCAGCACCGGGCAGCCAAGTCTGGATATCTGCAAGCCGGGCTGGCCCATGATCTGCTGACGTAACAACTTCTCCACCGCGAGCAATCTGGGCGGGATATCGTTGGTCGCGCCCGGGTATGCCAGGAACCCATGGCTTTTGAGCACGTCGAACGCGGTCTCCTCGCTGTATTGCGAGCGCTGCGCGCCGGCCGGGTCGGCCACCACGTAGGATCGCTTGCCGGCGTAGGGTTCGTTCATCAGCCTTGGCCTGAGCCGTTCGGCCAGCATCTGGTGCAGTCCCATGTCGTCGGTCACGATCTCCTCGAATATGAGATAGCGCCCGTGCGTGTCGACCTGGCCGATGAGCGCGCAGGGGGTGCGGCCGAAATCCATCGCGACCAGCAGGGGCCGCATCGGGTTGACCACCGTCTCCATGTCCACCACGTGGGTGTTGGCGTCGAACGACCGGCGGAACACCGCCTGGCCCGCGTTCGATGTTCCCCATTCGGAACGGATCTGCGTCGCGATGCGTTCCTCGGTCGAGCCGGACATCGCGTTTTCGTAATAACCGTCCGGCAGGTTCTCCAGGTTCTCCGCTTCCGGCGAGACGCCGGACGGCTGGTGGAACAGCTTCCATTTCGGATCCGGATTGAGTACCAGCGCCTCGTGATACGGGCTGTCCACGTCCCATGGGTTCGAGTCGGCGATCAGCCCGTGCCAGGTCGGCCCGCCGTTGAGCTTGCTGGGGAACCGTCCCAGGCGTTCGAGCAGCGCGGAGACGATCTCGTAGGGCACCTCGCGCACCTCGTTGATCCAGGCGCCGGTCAGCTGCATCGATAACAGCCTGCGCACGTCCTCCTTGGTGTCCAGCGGGATCATCACCCAGTCGGAATGCACGGCGGTGCCGTCTTCGAGATCGGCGCGTATCTGGATCGTGCTGTCGGTGACGAAATACCGGAGCATGGGGTTGAGGTACTGCATGACGTCGCTGAGCACGGTCGTGCGTAATTGTTGCATTGTATTACGTATCAGGGCGAAGCGCGTCGAGCGCCGTCCGTTGGCGTCGGCCACCTGCTGGCGCGCCCGCCTGAGCAGCTCCATGATGCAGCCCATGGACTTGCCCGAGCCCACGGGCCCGACGATGAACCTTACCAGGTGATCATCCAGCATGAAGCGCTCGACGGTTGGCGGCGGCGCGTAGGCCAGCTGGGTCGGGTCCTCGCCCACCGCCGGGCGGTCGGGGATCACGAAGGGATCGACGATGCCTCCCGCCAGGGAAGCATGGGGCAGGGTGCCGGCGCGGTTGCCGCCCAGCCCGCCATGGATGAACGGTTTGGGGACGCCGACGGCGAACTGCGTCATCTCACCCCCAGGCCGCGTAGGATCGGCGGAACGCCGTCCTCTTCGCCCGTCTCATGATCTCACTCCACCAGTTCCCAGTCGTCGGCCAGCAGGTCCGCCTGTGAGCACACCCAGGGTATCAGGTCTCCCTGATTGGTGCTGATGTAAACGTAAGGCAACGTCATCTTCGAGTGCGCGTCGGGAACCTGTAATGTCAGATACATGCCTTTGCCGTTCCATCCGGCGCGGCGCACGCGGTCTCCGGCGCGTAGCTGGTCGATGGCCCAGCCGATATCGGTGTTGTTCATGATCGTGGACTCCCATCGGGGTTCCGCGTGATCGCGATGTCCACCCACATCGCGCAGTCGCGCAGTTGCCGTAATACATAGGTTTTATCAGGTCCGGCGGGCAACAGCTCATCGATATTGGCCACGAACACCTTGAACAGCGCGCGTGCGTCGGTCATCGTCTCCAGCTGCGCGTCGGTTGGCTTGAGGTAACCGAACGTGGTGTCGTGCAAGGTGCTCATGATGTCAGGATCTCCTGGTTGTCCGGGTGTTCGACATGGCTGTCGGGCGCGTGTTCAATGGTGGTGATGGTCTCCGTCTTGCCGGCGTTCTGGAACACGATGTTCACGCTGAAGCGTCCCACGCCGGGCCCGGCGCCGGCCACTACCGCGCCGCCGCGCGCGCCAGGGGGATTATAGACTCCCGCGATGGTGGCGTGCTTCTGCATCGCGTTGAGCCGGGTTTCGTTGGGTGTCCTGGGGTCGAGCATGATCTTCGCGGTCTCGGGGAGTGCCGCGAGCACCGCGTGGCCGGATAGTTTCTTGATACGGTCGTCGACGTTGTCGTCGCTCTCCCACACCGCGCGCATCTCCTTGGCGCGCCGGCGCACCATGGGCTGGTCGCGCAGGAAATCGCGCAGCCGCGCTACGTCGGTGAAACCGTAACGGATGGCGATCTGCGAAAAGCTCTGCACGTTCTGCGCGACATCGACGCAGAATGCCCATAACAGCTGGGGGGACAGGTCGGGTGTGTCATCGCCCGTCTCCAGGATGGGCGTCGCGTCGATGACCGCGTTGACCGAGGCTTCCTCTTCGCTCTCGGCGTCGAGCGGGTCGTTCAGGATATCATACGCGACGGGGGTACTGGGTACGTGGACCTCCACGGGCGTGGAAAACTCAGTCGCGGTCTCGTCTTTTTCCCGTATGACCCAGGCGCTGAAAGGATTTGGCATTGGGTTCCATCGCATCTGGTTGCCAGATCAAGGGTTTATATGCCACATATGGCGCACGTGCCAAACGCGTGATATCGCCGGCCCCCGGCGATACACGCGTCCTGGAACATAGGAGGAACGCGGTTGCCGCTCGCCCAGGCCGGCCTGTCCAGCTCCTCGCCGCCCGCCCAGGCACGTCCAGCGGGCGAGCATGGCGGCTTCCTGCGCGTCATCTCCCCCTCGCAACTGGATAATCGGGATCGCGAGGCGGCGGCGTATAAGCTATCCGCGAGCCAGAAACTCCAGACGCCCGACCTGGGGTCCTGGATCCGCCAGCAATGGTGGATATTCAGGAACCACCGCAACCAGGGCAACAATCCGCTGAACCAGCGTCTGCTCCGCGCGCAGCGTATGTTCGAGGGCAAGTACGACGCGGAGAAACTCTCCCAGATCCAGGCGTTCGGCGGATCGGAAGTATATTCCAGGATCGTCGCGAACAAGAGCCGGGGCGCCACCGCCCTCCTGCGGGACGTGTACCTGGGGCCGACCCGGCCCTGGGAGATCGAGCCGGTCGCCGACCCGCCCATACCGCCCGACGTGCGCGCCGCCATCATCCAGCTCATCGCGACCGAGGTGCAGACGCTCCAGATGGCCGGCCAGCCGGCCCAGGAAGAGCAGGTGCACATGCGCTACGTGACCCTGTTGCACAGCGCCCAGCAGGCGGCGCGGCGCAACGCCATGACCCAGGCCGACGCCGCCTCCGACGCCATGGACGACATGCTCAAGGGGGGTGGGTTCTACCAGGCGCTGGGCGAGTTCCTCCAGGACCTGCCGCTGTTCCCCTACGCCGTGCTCAAGGGGCCCGTGGTCAGGATGGTGCCCCGGCTGACCTGGATCAACCAGCGACCCAGCATGCAGAATAAACCCGTGATGTTCTGGGAGCGGGTCAATCCGTTCGACATCTACTGGTCGCCCGGCGCCTCGGCGCTGTCCGACGCCGCCATCATCCAGCGCGTGCGCTACACCCGCGCCGACCTCAACGATCTGCTGGGCGTGCCGGGCTACGACGAGGCCGCCGTGCGCGGCGCGCTGACCGACTACGCGCACGGGTTGCGGGAATGGCTGGACGCGCCCGACCCGGAGCAGGCGATCAACGAGGGCCGCGAGGATCCGTCGCTCAACCGCTCGCAGTACATCGAGGGGATCGAGTTCCACGGCAACGTGCAGGGCGAGACCCTGCTGCAGCAGGGCATCAGCCCGAAACTCGTTCCGGACGCGGACCGCGATTACATGATCCAGAGCTGGGTCGTGGGACGCTGGACGATAAAGACCCAGATCAATCCGTCACCGAGACAACGTCATCCGTTCTACATGACGTCGTTCGAGAAGGTGCCGGGCACCGTCGCCGGGCACGCGCTGCCCGACATCCTGGAAGACATCCAGGAGGTCGCCAACGCCGCCTACCGGGCGCTGGTCAACAACCTGTCGATAAGCTCGGGGCCGCAGGTCGTCGTCAACGACGAGATGGTCAGCCCGACCGAGAACGGCGACGAGCTGTACCCGTGGAAGCGCTGGCACGTGCAGGGCGATCCACTGGGTAACCAGCGCGAGCCGGTGACCTTCTTCCAGCCGCAGTCCAACACGCAGGAACTGCTGCTGGTGATCAATTCGATGAACACCATGGCCGACGAGCAGTCGGCCATACCCAGGTACCTGACCGGCGAGTCGCTGTCGGGTGGCGCCGGGCGCACCGCCTCGGGCCTGTCCATGCTCATGGGCAATGCCGCCAAGGTGCTGCAGACGGTCGCCGCCAACGTCGATACCGACGTGCTGGAGCCGCTGCTGGAGAGTTTCTACGACATGATCATGCTGACCGACACGTCGGGATTGCTGACCGGCGAGGAGCAGGTCACCGTGCTCGGGTCCACCGCGTCGGGCAAGCGCGACACCGACCGGCAGAAGCAGCTGCAGGCGCTGCAGATCACCGCCAATCCCATCGACGCGCCGATCATCGGCGAGATCGGCCGCGCCCGCCTGCTGCGCGCGGTGTTCGAGGGCATGGGGCTGCCCGACGACATCGTGCCCGACGACCAGACCCTGCAGGCCCAGATGGACGCCCAGAAGCGCCTCCAGGCGATGGGGCAGGCCATGGTGGCGCACGCCCAGGGCCAGGGCATCGACGCCCAGCATCCGGGGCAGCAGCAACAGCCCGGCCAGCCGCCTCAGAAGGGCGCTGGCGGCGGTGGCGGTGGCGGTGGTGGCTCGGCGCGGCCGGCGGCACCGGTGCCGCCGGGGTTCCAGGGCGGCGAGGGCAGCGCCCAGGCGCAGGGTAACCAGGCACGTCTGGCGCGACCGCCTTCGCACTCCGATTACGCGCCGCACGTCAACGCGTTCGCCGGCGGCGGGCTGCCGCATGCGTGATATGGGTTTTTCAGGAGGACGACATGGCTGACTCAGGCAACAAGATGGAAAGCGCCACCGGTTCGGCGTCGAGCATGAAGATGTCCGGCGGCGGGTCGGGCGGCGAGAACTCCGGCCCCACCGGGTCTTCGCGCCATTATCCGAAGGGCAGGTCCATCCGTAAGACGGACTGGAACCCGGAGAAGAAGCCGGCCAGCACCTACGGCATCTGCGGGGTGTGACATGGCGGGATTATCGTTCGGGTCGGGCGTGGGCGGCATGTTGTTTGGCGGTGGCGCCGCCAATGCCAGCGCCGAACCGGTCCATGTCGGCGGCGGCAAGAACGCGCATGCCGTCGACATGGGCACGCCGCACACGGGGATGAAGAACACCCTCACCAAGGGTGATCCCCTGGCGCGGTCGATGGGCCACTATGGCAAGAAATCCGATCCGCTGTCGCACATACGCGGCGGCATGGGCGGCATGAAGCGTATCCGGGGCGGCCTGGGGCCCGGCAAGCTCGGCACGGCGGGCGCGTCGGACAAGGACTACTCGATGAAGAACACGGACCTGGAATGATTGACGAGCGACCGTGGTGGCGACGCGTGCTTGATGGGTGCTGGGGCCAGTGTCCGTGCCGGCATTACGAGGACGCGGGTGGCTGCGGTGGCCAGTGCATCCGTTGCGGTAAGATCGTGGGTTATGTCACCAGGGCCCAATTGCGGGCGTATTTGGAGCGATCAAGGACGTGAGCGTTAATCTCGGATCGGAAGCCGTCACGGCGATCAAGGAACTGCGGGGCAACCCGCATTTCGAGCGGTTCCTCGACGCTTACGAGGTGTTCGCGCAGAACATGATGATCTCCTCGCTCGACGCCGACGTCACCACGCGCGTCGACAAGAGCGCCTACGCGCGCGGATTTCTGCACACCTGGCAGGCGATGGACTCGGCGTTCAACGACAAGCACGTGAGCCAGTCGAAGATGACCGTGTCGAGTAAAAGGGTTGGGGTGAATGTCTGAGACCAACTACGCGCCGCATATCCCCGACGCGGTTCGACGTGCATCGATGCGCGCCGATGAGCTGGCGCGTGAGGCCGGCGTCGCCAATGTCCGCCCCCTGGACGAGGGCGACGCCGGGGAGGGCGTCACTCCGGTCGTAAATGGCGAGGAGGAGACCCCGGGCCAGCCGTTCGAGCTGACGCCGCCACCGGAACCGGAACCATCAAGGCAGCAACCCACGGTGGACTGGGAGCAGCGTTATAATACGTTGCAAGGTAAATATAATTCAGAGATCCCCGAGTTGCGCGGCCAGATAAATTCGTTACAGACCATGATCGCGCAGATGAATGTCCAGCCCAGGCGCGCCGAGGAGACGTTCGAACAACCACGGACGCGCCCCTTGCCGCCACCCGTGCGCGAGATCCCGCGCGAGGACGTCGACACCTATGGCCAGGACCTGATCGAGGCGACGCAGCGCTGGACCGAGGCCAGACTGGCGCCGATGATCCAGGACCTGGAGCGCCGCGTGCTGTCCGTCGAGGGCGGCAACCAGCAGCTGGCGAGTTTCTCCATGCAGAACCGCGTCGACGCCGCGCTGGCGCGTGACATACCGGATTGGGACGTGATCAATCACGACCCCAACTTCATCCTCTGGCTCGACCAGATGGATATGTTCAGCGGTCGGAAGCGCAAGCAGATGATCGATGAAGCCTACAACGCGGGCGACGCCGCCCGCACAGTCGCTTTTTTCCGAGCGTACAAGAACGAGCAGACCGTGGTCGGCCAGAGGCCGGGGATACAGCCAGTCCAGACCGAGGTGACCCCTCCGGCGGACCGGTTGCCCCTCGCTGATCTGGCGGTGCCGGGTCGAGGCCGAGCGGTCTCGTCGCCAGCGCCCGGCGCTCCCGAGCAACGCATCTGGACGGCGGCTGATGTAAACTCCTTCTACAGGCAAAAGCAGCAAGGTCGCTGGACGGGACGCGAGGCGGAAGCCGACCGTATCGAACGCGACATCATCGCCGCGCCCATGGAAGGACGCTTCCGTCAGTCATGACAATCATGCGTATGAAAGGAGCGGCCTCCAATGGCCATCACCATAGCAGCCACCCCGTGGGCTGGCGCCAACCAGACGCCCGCCTATCACGGCACGTTCATCCCCGAGATCTGGTCCGGTAAGCTGATCGAGAAGTTCTATTCCGCCACCGTGTTGTCGGCCATCGCCAACACCGACTACGAAGGCGAGATCAAGAACCAGGGCGACGTGGTGCACATCCGCACCAAGCCGACAATCACGATCCGCGATTATCAGGTCAACCAGGACCTGCTGATCGAGCGGCCCAGCTCCAACATCGTCGACTTCACCATCGACAAGGCGAAGTACTTCAACGAGGCGCTGGACGACATCATGGAGGTGCAGAGCGACATCAACCTGCTCTCCCTGTGGTCCGACGATGCCTCGGAACAGATGAAGATCGTCATCGACACCGACGTGCTGACCACCATCGACGCCGGCATCGTCGCCGCCAACAAGGGCGCCACGGCGGGGCGCATCTCGCTCAACATCAACCTGGGCGCCGCCGGCGCGCCCATCGCGGTGACCCCGCTCAACGTCGTCGACAGCATCGTCGACATGGGCACCGTGCTGGACGAGCAGAACATCCCGGAGACGGGGCGTTGGCTGGTCATCCCGCCGTGGGTGGCGGCGATGATCAAGAAGTCCGACCTGCGCAACGCGTCCATATCGGGCGACGGGGTGTCGATGACGCGCAACGGGCGCCTGGGCATGATCGACCGCTTCACGCTCTACTCGTCCAACCTGCTGCCGACGGCGGCCGAGGGCGCGGCCACCGCGTTCCGCGTGTTCGCCGGACATCCCCATGGACTTACGTTCGCGTCACAAATCACGAAATTAGAGCAAATGAGGAGCGAACGTTCGTTCAGCACGTTGCTGCGCGGATTGCAGGTGTACGCGTCCAAGGTCCTGGACGGCATCGCGATCACCGAGCTATACGCAATCAGAGGTTGAGTGATTGGAGAGTTATTCGTGTCTAGCGAAAGCTCCATGCAGCCTTGTCGCGGCCTTACGGCGGGCCGCGACAGCCTCCTTCAACGTGCGGAATTCACGCCGGTAGCGCGTGCCGCCGGACTTGACCTGCACCAGATAGGCGCCACGGCTTCGACAGATGCCTTTTACTCCGGTCGTATTGTGGCTGGGTTTTCTGGCGTTCGCGTTGTTGTCGGAGCGCGTGGCTTCTCTGAGGTTGCTGATACGGTTGTCCGTCCGGTCACCGTTTC